GCCGCTCTTCCGTCGCCGCCACCTCCCAACCCCATTCCAGAGACTCGGCGCCATTCGCGTCTAAGGGCTGCCGCACCGTCAACCGATAGAGCGGAGCGTTGCTGTCGTCACGGTCCCATTGATCCCATGAAGACAAGCCGGCAATTACTGTGTTGACTCCAGATAGTGACCCGTCATAAACCTTTATCGTTGAAGTTCCGCTCGAAGTCTTAGACGTGCGGCTACTGATTAGGATTGGGTCTGTTCCGAAAACCTTTTTCGGTGGAGGTGGCATAGAAGTCTTAGACGTGCGGCTACTGATTAGGCTTGTGGTCTGTTCCGAAAACGCTCATGAGTTATCCCACTCCTTTTTCAGCGCGTCCGTGTTATCTGCAATCTTCTTCAACTGGCGCGTCTGTTCCTTCGTCTCCGTGATGAGGATAGGCTGCGCTGCATTGAAAGCACCTATCTGCTGATTGCTGGTTGTGCTGCCCAACATCCATTTGCGCGATTGCTCGATGGTGGTTTCTGATGTTGCTGCTTTGTCCGCGCTAGTGTTGAACATTGTCGGCTTTCCGCGCAGGCTTGTGACGAACTTTTGCATCTCAGCTTTCGCTTGCGAGCCAAACGCTTGGTCGAATGCAATCTTGCTCGCTTCGTTCAAAGAGGTTCTTGTTGACGCTCCTAGAAACGCAGACGCATAGCTAACGGTAGCCGCTGCTTTGTTCGCAACGTCTGCTAAAAACGAGCCGGCCTCAGCAAGTCCAGTTCCAACAGGCCCTCGCAGCCTGGCTTTCAATTCCACCATCTTGTCCTCAAACGAATCGAGCTTTGCTATCACGTCGTTTTCCATGATGATGCCGAGGCGCCTTGCATCCTCGCCCATCTCTTGAAAGCCCTCCCGAAACATTGGAATAAGCTCACCACCACCGCGGCCTAGAAGCTTCGTCACATAGCCTAGCTCGTTGCTGATAGCACCTTCTTTGACCAGCCGGCTCAGTTCGTAAAACTGCTTTAAAACCTGATCGTTTGTCAACTTCGGATTCATGCGCGCCATGTGCTCATAGCCTCGCACGATGGTGTCAAGGTTGGTCCCTGTCTGCTCAGCTGCATAGTTCCATTCCTGGATTGTTTCCGCGCTCAGTTGCGTGCGCTTTGTGATGTCTTGTATGTGCGACGCGAAGTTGGTCAGTGACTTCGCGTAGGCTGTGATTGCGCCTACAGCGAACACGCCGGCAAGCTGGCTTTTGATGACACTGGAGAACTTCGCGGTCGCACTCTCAGCCCGCTTCATCCCGACGTTGTAGTTCGTCGCGTCGAGTCCAAGGCGGACAATGAGAGATGCAAGGCCCATGTTACTTGCCTTCCTGTTGCTGCATCTTGCGCTTGAGCTGTGCTATTGCCGCGCTCGTGTTGGGCGTCCAGGCGAGCGAAAGCTTCTGCTCGCGCTCACCTTGCACAGCCCAGAGATTGCGAGCGAAATTCAACGGCACATCGAGCGCATCAGCCATGCGCATGTGAAAGTCAACCATCAACATTACCAGCAACCTCCAATGCTCAGGCGCATTGAGCGGAACAGTCTCACCGGAAGGAGGCTTGACTTGCGGTGACTTGCATTGACTGCGCAGGTAATCTTGAAGCTTTGCTGACTCTGCGAAGATGTTCCTGCGCCTGTTGACAAGTCCCCATAACCAAAAGAACAGCTTGACCCCGGGAGTCTTCAGAGCGCGCCGTGCTTTCTTCGCAGTCCTACAAGCGGAAACGAAAGCAAACATCAGCATGTCGTCAATCTGCGGATCAATGTTCTGGTCCACGAGAAAAGTCACGTCCAACTCAGATAGAAGAAATACGTGACCGATTGTCAAAGGATAGAGCGGCAGACCGAAGACAACATGGCCTGTCAGGCGGGACTCGTTCGCATGTTGGAATGCTGGGTCCATGCTACTTGGTCCGCTTCATCCCGCTCCACTTAACGAACGTTGCCGTGCATCTCTGTACCTGATCGTATGCCACTGGATTTGTCAGGGCTGTCAGAGTCCACTTGCCGGTTAATGTCGTATCATTGATACCGTCCGGCGTTGCGAATATCTCAACCTCGGGCATGTGGTCGAATGTGTGAGCCGTTCCGATAGCCGGGATTGTCACGGTAGCGTTTGTTAAGAATGTCACAGACAACTCGACCTTGCTTGCGTCTTTGACTGCAACGAGCGCGTTCGAGCCGGTGGCCATGCTTTCAACCGGAGCCTCGCCAGATTGCGTGATGGTGACTTCCTCGATAGTGTGCGTTCCAAAGCTTACGCCGAGTGAAGCGTCTGGGTCCACGTATAACCTACTGCTGCCATAGACTGTAGTTGCCATAGTGTGCTCCTCTTATGTTCGCACGATACCAGCCCACTTGGTAAATGTGGCCGTGCAACGCTGCACCTGATCGTATGCGACAGGGTTGGACACAGCCGTCAAAGTCCACTTGCCAGTCGTTGCGATTTCATTGATCGCATCCGCAACTGAGTTCCATTTCAGCGACGGCATCCCTGCAAAGACGTGCGCTGTTCCGTGCGCTGGAATGGTCACGGTCGCATCTGTCACGAATGTAACATTGATCTCGCACTTCATCGCATCCTTGATCGCAATAAGCGCGTAGCTACCGTCGACAATGCTCTCGACTGGAGCTTCACCGCTCTGCGTAAATGTGATCTCCTCGACCTTGTGCGTCCCGAACGCAGTTCCCATTGAAGCCGTCGACGAGTTTACGTAGAGCCGTCCAGTTCCTACAACAGTTGTGGCCATGTTCTATCCTTTCTCAAGTGTTATTCACAAGCAGAGTCAGCGTCATGCTGCTTTCCCAATGTCGGTTTGCAATCGAGTAGCTTGTCGTTGACGGAGGCCCAGCTCGCACAATCTCAAGCGTGGTTGTGCACGCTGTGTTGATGTCAGTCACCAGGCTGCTCGAAACGATGGAGTCAAAGACTTCGCCGGCGTGCGTTAGGTGTTCGTCCTCCGTGCAATCGTCGGCATTCTCTCGCAGTATGATCTCACCAGTCACAGTCCAGTTACCAGTCCACCACGGGACATTCTCATGCTCTGCGCTGGTAGCATTGCAGATGATTGCAGGTAGAGTAACGTCAGCGTTGTCGATTCCTCGGAACTTGCCGACAGTCACGCTTGTTCCAGAGTATGTCCAAGTGAATGTCTGCGCTGATATGTACTGATACAACGCTTTCTGTGCGCGGAGTAGTATTGAGTTGTAGCTACTCATTTCACATTGAAGCCCGCGGCTTCGGCGTTGTCGAGCACCTTTGCTCGCAAGTGATCTAGCATCTCGCGAGTCTCATCAGCAAATGCGCGCTGCACTGCGGCTTGGTATCGAGCATTTACAGTAGAGTCTTGACCAGTCTTTACTCCGTACTCACCTGACACTTCAGCAAATGGCCTCCATCCTGCGCTAGCAGTCTTGCCGCTCGCTGTCTGGCGCTTTGAGACGTTGCTACTAACACCGACATTGCTTGCAGCATGGTTGTACTGGCCTGCCAAACGAATTAGCATTGCGTTGCCTTTGACCTGTCGGCCTCCACTCTTCTTAGTCACACTTCCAAACTGAGTGAATGCAGGCATTACCTTGCGAAGCATTCGCACAACAAGAGCCTTCATTGCACCAACAGACGAAGTGCGTCCGCGAAGAAACGATCCAGAAGCATCACGCATTGCTTGACCGTAAAGGCCAGCTTGCCCGCGCTTGCCGCGCATCGCATTGATGATCTTGTGTCGGAACTGGAATTGCCGCAGCCTCCCTAGTCTTTTCACTTTACCGCTCTTCGTGGTCCTTGTCCGTTCCTCAATCTCTCTCGTTAGTATTCCTTTGACTTCATCGCGCTTTGCTTGCGGATTGCGCGGATCAAGAAACAGAAACGTTCGCATCAACACAGCAGCAAGCCGCATGTTCACAGCCTCGGATAACTCACGCGACGTTGTAGCCAAGTGCCGCCTCAGCGCACGCTGAAACTCGGACGTGTCGATGGTGACTGTTGGCCTCATTGAGTCTGGTTCCTCTGTCGCGAGAAGTAAAACGTGAAGATGACACCGAGCAAGGTCGAGATTGTCTCCTTGTCCAACACAGCATTGACCGCGCACCATGCGAATACAAAAGCGGCAGACATGGTGAGAAGCCACTGACCACTCGTCAGCTTTGCGACAATGCGGTTGACGACTTCTGGTGTCACGGTACTGCTCCTTGCGATGCTGCGTTCAGGATCGCCGTCACAATCCCGTCTGCGATTGCTTTGATCGAGTCCGCATCCGGCTTCATCTCGGCGTCAACCGCGTTGACTTCCCGGATAAACTCCATTGTCTGAGTCGTGGTCCTCAATTGACCAGCTTTTCCCATGACCAGACACGTCCGCCAGGACACGTCCACGACATGGTTCGTCCCACCGCTGGCCGGGTCGATGTACGTGAAACGCTCGTGGTAGGTCTGGCAACCGACGCACGCGACAAGTATAACCAGTATGAGGAGCAGGTTTCTCATGCTGTTTGGCACACTCTGAAGCCGACCTCGCTGTTGGCCGATCCAGGCCGTACGGGATTCCTGGCGTACACCGTGCAGCGGTTCGCTTTGCTCAGCCACGACCCACCCCGGCGCACACGGTAGATCCCCTTGATCGGTCCGCGTGGGTCTGCGGCCGATTCTGTGGTGTAGGGTCCGTACCAGTCCCAAACCCACTCCTCTACGTTTCCGGCGAAATCATGAGTCGGCCCCCAACCGCACGGGAGCGTGCGCGGGTTAACCTTGCCGGCCTTGGGATTCGTGCCGGGCTTGGACTCACGGTCCCACACGAAGTGGATCGGACTCGCGTAGTAGTTCGCCTGGCTGTGGATGATCGTGTCTCCCCAGGGGAACCGCAGCCCATGATTGCCACACCGAGCCGCGCATTCCCACTCGGCCTCTGTTGGCAGACGGTATCCGTCCGCAGTCCAGTCCACCATTGCAGGCGTGATGTCAACCTTCCCGCTTCTGTAGACCTTGGTGTGTTTCGCGTCGGTGTAGTAGCACGGACGGAGCCCACACATCTCACTTCGCGCATTGCACCAGAGCACGGCGGAGTACCACGTCACATTCGTCACTGGATACTTAGGACCTTTTCCCGTGGCTCCCTTTGGGATCTTGTACCCGTGAGCACTGGCCCAGGCGAGCACTTCCTTCCACTCGGCGAGGTTGACCTCGGTTGCGGACATGCTGAACGGACTAAGCCTAACAGTATGCACCGGCATACTGCGCGCCGTGCCATCGAGGTTGTCACCCATCTGGAATGTTTGCATGGTTGGCTTTTTCATGGTTTCTTCTCCAGGACATCGAGCCGTCTGCCGTAGTCCGGCAGCAGCGCAAGTTTCGTGTTCAACGTGCTAATCTCAAGAAACACCTGCGAAAGCGCACCACTCACACCTCGATCAGTGTATGCCTTTGCCTCAATACGTGCCGTACACAAATCCCTCTCAAGAGCGAACAGACGAGTCGTGGTCCAGGTTGACCACGCAATGCCAGCCCCAACAATGATCGGCACCGCTGCTAGGTTAACCTTGAGCAGGATCGCCCACCAGCCCTGAAGTTCTCCAATTGGTTTGCCCATATCCAGCATCAGTCCTTTATTTGTGAGTGGTGGACGCCAACGCACCTGCGCGCCAGCACATACGCCACGGCCAGCACACCAAACAAGAATGAGCTGCGCGGTTCGGGCACCACGGTCAACGTTCCGTCGTCGAGCGTGAGCGAGTAACCTCCTTGCATTACGTTGTCCAAGCACACAAGCGCGTTAACGTCGTCAAAGTCAGGCCACAAAGGCGATGTCCATGTAAGCGCATAGACGCCCGGCTGCACGCCAGTCGTGTCAAGCGTCATGCGGCCCAACAGAGTCCGACCCGCCTCGAAGTACGCACCACCCTCATCGAAATTCTCGGCCCCGATTGTCCAATACAGGCTGGCCCCATCGGTCTCCCAAATCCCGTAACTCTCGATCGTGTCCCACGGCGTGCCAGACACCACATCGTAACTGGCGATCACTGGCGATGGAGAGCGTGACTGGTCGACGTGGACAAATGCGTTCATACCGTCGACCGGTAAAGGTGCAGTCGTGGTATTGTACGCTACGATGTCGACAATCACCTGCTCCCCAGCTCGCACAACGTAAGTGCCGAGACTCAACACGAACTGGGCTGCGATGATGAACGCGAGCATCATTCCTTTGCGTGGTGCGCATAGTGGACGATGTCCACTGCATGCGATTTGAGGTAGGCCGCTGCATGGGCCGGATCCACGTTGGCAGCGTACATATCAGCGATCCGACAGGCAGCGGCGCGGGCGTACTGTTCGGTGTTTGCGGCCTTGAGTTGTCGCGATCCGGTAAGCCAGTGCCAGCATTCGTGGACGAAGATCCAGACCAGAGCGATGCCGAGATTACCGGATGAGTAGCCTGCCCATGTTGCGAACCGGACCTGCCCGCCGGCGACGACGCGCATCTCGCCAAGCAGTTGGCCGGGCTTGAGCTGCTCGCGAGCCGCTTGCTCGGCGGCTTTACGGCTGATGGCGAGAGTTTGCCGGCTGACGTAGACCGGGGACTCCTCCCACATCAGATCGCCTCCGTCGCACTCCAGATTGAGCTGGACCGTGATCGTATGGGGGACTCCGTATGTGCTGCGAGTCGATCCGTGGCCGACGACATTGCGATGCGGGCTCGCAATAAACTCGACGCGCTTCAGCCGCTTCGCGTCGAACTGGCCGGCAAACGTGCGGCACCATGCGAGCGCGGAAGCGCAGCGGGAGGCGACTGCTTTGGATGCTTTCCAGGTCATTCGCCAGCGGGTGCTGATTGGCGGTAGGCAAGCTGTGCCCAGGAACCACGATCAGGCGCAATGTTCAGCGCAACAGGCAGCCCGGTTGCCGGGTTAATGCGCGCCATGAACCACGCCGTGCAATCGCGCTCATCAATCTTCACAAGCCACGCATCACCGACCTGCACGCCGTTGGACAGCTTTCGCTTTCTGGCCCAACGTTCGACAATGATCTTGTCAACGCTCGCGATGTTCGTCCCACCGGATTTGACCACCGGCGTCATCGCGACACGCACCGTGAAACCGGCGTCTTCCAGTCGGGTCAGCTCTGTGGTTTCAACAGCAGTGATAGGGTCATCGTCCGCCGACCACGCTGGCGCAATGAGCGCCAGCCCGATAATGAGTGTAAGGATTCGTTTCATATGTTTATGGGTTCCATTTCACTTTTGATGTTTTGACAACGATGTCACTTGCCGCTGTTGCTTGTCCTCCGATCCAAAAGTAACCGTCGCGAGTCCACAGAAAATCGCTTGTAGCTCCCATGTCCGCGTCGGGCACACAAAGCGTGTAGTTAGTACTCGGGTCGGAGTAGAACAACTCAAGCGCATAATTGTTGTAGTCGGTTCCTGTTCCGGTTGCGTACACCGTCCCGCTCAGACGCCAGCTGCCAGCATTGTCGCTGGTCGGGATTGTGGCGAGAATCTTTGGCGTATCTGACGCCGTTGTCGATGTCAGGGCAATAATTTTGCTCTTGCCGTTCGCGTTGGCTGCGTGCGTGCCCGCCGCAGAAAATTCAACATAGGGTGCAGCATCGGACGACTTCACCAGTGTTCCACCGGTGTAAGTGTGTTTATGGATCAGGTGTCCCTGTTCCCACATTGCAAGACCAATGGATTCGAATGCTCCTGAGATTTCACCTGCTGACTCTCCAGCTGCAATTCGGCCAACAAGAGCTAGGTTTCTGCTCGTACCATTTCGCGCCGTAATTGTCTCCGTGCCAGAAGGCGCATTAGTTTCCGTCCAGGTATGGGCAACCACGCCCCCAATCTGGAGCTCAAGCGTCGCGTTCGTTAAGGTCCAACTGCCCGCGCTTTTGATGGTGACAGTATAAAACGACGGATAAGTCAACAATGGTGTTATTTGCGGACTGACAAGAGAGGCTGTTGTAGAAGCGGCGGTTGCACTTATCATGGCCTTCGTTCCTGGAAGTGTCCATCCAGTGCCAGAAGTTGCCCAAGCGGTATTCGTCGCAAACCTGCCGGTGTCGGAAGTTGGGTCAAGCAAAACAGTGTTCGTAGCAATGGCGTTAATGCTCGTCGTAACCGACGAACCTATGCCGGTGTCGATTGGTTCCCAATTCTCGGTCCCTGCGGCTGTTGCTATGTATGCCGTTGCGGTATTCGTGTCCACCATCAAGGCCCCTTTTACTCCAGACCGATAAGCAGCTGGAGGAACGCTATCACTGGCAGGGGACCACTCGCACAATATAGCGGCATCAGTAGCTACTTTAGCTCCGTTATAGATGAACGCTATCGCTGGGGTCTCGTACACATTGTTGCGGTCTACAAACCGTTGCGCCCAGCCTGACTGAATAAAGTATAAGTATGTTGATCCAGTCACATAGTTGTTTTCGACACTCCATTGATCAGGATCGGCAGTGGCTCTGTACGCACTAATAAAGTACGTGCAGCCACTGACCGTGTTGTCTCGCACCTTAACGTTATCTACAGTCCCTTCGTACACGCAGATAAACATTTTGGTCGTGCCGTGTGTGTTGCGGCTGTTGTTGTTTGCGATCAGCACGCGCTCGATTGTATCTACGGTGCTCTGCAAATGGACGTCCCAAGCGGCCTGACTTTCGATAAACAGATTGTTAACTATAGATACATCGCTCACCGTAGTTGCATCTGTTCTATATATCATCACATTGAATATGCCACGGTCAAGAGCTGACGCGCCGCCCATACCAACGAAAGTATTGTTGCTGACGAGCGCATGAGAGTGTCGCAAATTAAGGCCACCCGCCCCGTAGAAATGGCAGTTTTGAACCACGCAGGAATTGTATACGTTCGCGTAGAGTGCTTTTGTGTAACCGGCGTAAGCGGCACCGCTCAACCCAGTATCGCGATAGGTCAACTGGTCGAAGGTGCAGTTTTTGATGATGACATTTGCATCCGCGTCTCCGACATAAATCTGGCCTCCGTGGTTGCCCCACATTTGCCCGCTGAACGTACAATTGTCAATGGTGTTTATGCCTGTCACGCTAGCACTGATCGAGTTCAACCCCATGTTTTCAAACGTACAGTTGGCGACGTAGAATGATCCTCTATTAGTCTCATAGTTCGACTGCGCAGAGAGCAGAACACCATTAGTCATTCCAGCGCCCAAACTTCCGCCCGCGTCGAAGGCGATGCCATCAATCCTAACATTGATCGCTGGTGTAGAGTCCGTTAGCAGGCTGCGGCCCATAAGGCAATTGATCGTATATGTACCAGTCGCCGCCCGCGACACACGCGGCTTGCCAACGCCAACGATGTTCAGTTGGTTCGACGCGTTTGTTCCTGATGCTACTGTCCCGAGCGCCACGGCGCATCTGTATGCCTCGCCATCAGCGGTCGCGCCCCAAGTCCAGTCACCGTCGATGTAGATTGTCCCGCCGCCAAGTGGCATGATGTAGTCGCGCGCCGAGCGTAACGCAGCGCCGAGGTCGGTCCTGTCAGCAGCCCACCATCGCGCATACACCGCGTTAGTGTCGCACTGTCTTACCCACGCGCCAGAACCTTTGCCTGTGGTAGCGTCGATAACAACTCCACCGTCAGCAGTGTATCCTGTGGCCTCATAGCGGAACGCGCCTCCACGCAAAGCGTCTGTGACCAGGACGAGAGTGGACGCTCCGCTGTACGCTGCTAGCGCGGTCAGGTCCGCGACGATGTTTGTGTAGGACTGAACGATGTTTGTGTAGGACGGAACGCTGTTCGTTACCCACTCAGAAATCCCCAGCAAAGCACGGGCCGCGGCTTTGTTAGCGGCGGATGTCAGGTCCTTACGCGTGAAGACGTTGCTCTTGATTATCTGCGCGTGGGCAGTCAGTCCGCACAGCGCAGCGAGAAAGATTAGGCGTGTGGTGTAGTGCATAGGGCGATAACTGTTAGGTTGTCTGCGTTGTATTGGACCGAGTATATTCTAAAAGTTTTTGAGTCGTAAGTAATCTTCTGGCCAGGCGTGGGCGTGCTACTAGGTCGGAACGCAAACGACATAGTAAGCTCCTCTTCCTTTCCGCCAACGGTCACAGTGTTCCCTTGTTGTATGTGCGCCGGCACGCAGGCATAGCTTGTACCAGAATATGTGAGCGTGTCTGATACTGCGCTCAGTAGTACAGTTGCGCCTTCGTTTGCTATAGCGGCTAATGGCATATTAGACGAGTTGCTCCCAAGCAGAGCCATTCCAGAAGTAAAGGCCCTGGAATGACGTCGTATAATGAAGTGCGAATGCGCTTTTACCAGCGTCCAATCCAGGATCATCAGTAGGAGCGTCGCTAACGATATTGATGACTGTAGTCCCACTACCTGTCCCACTACCTGTTACGCTAGACCCATAACTAATGCTGAGCGTCTCACCAGTGTTTGCGTCGCTGATAGCAGTACCGATCGCAGATCCAGTGCTATAAGTCTGCGCCAAACCTCCAGCCGCAACCGCAACAGCATCCCCAAATTGAATTCGAGAACACTTTATGGACAGAGCGAGTGTGCCGCGGAATGCGGCCACCGGAGTGACTGTAAGACCGTCCGTCGTTGTCGCTTCAATCGTGACTGACCCAGACTTGCTAAGAGTCGGTATCGTGCTACCACCGAACGCGATTGAGAACGTGCCCGCTGTGTGTGACGATACAACCCAAGTGATCGTATACCTGCGGCCTGCCACCGGCGCCTTGGGGTAACTTAGCGCGCTTGTGTTCGAGGTTGTGTGCGCCCAGCCAGCAACCCACCCACCAGTCCAGTTTGTGCTGGTCCAACCGCTCGCGCTCAGAAACTCGATTGAGTCAGTGGCAGTCACCCCGGCAGGATCGCCTGAGACTGGATGAATCGTCACGATTTCACCTGTGCCTGCGCTGTTCGCGCTAACGCCGATGGGAGTTTCACCAGCGCCGCAAAGTGCGCATTGTGTTGCAGCGGTGCCGGCCTTGACAAAACGGTTGGCTGTGACTGCCGACTCTGCGATTCGTGTGATAGTCATTGCGCGCCTTTCTTAATGCTATTAGTCAGCCCGTGAGTCAGCGTTGCTGTCGAATACTGCGCCAGCGCCAGCGGGCACAGCATGAGAAGCAGTGTCGAGAGTAAGAGCCTTTTCATTTTGTGTCCGCCTTGCTCACGCGCTGGGAGAGGAACATAACCCAGCGCGTGAGCTGGGGCTGGTTGGTTAGTTACTTGACCTTGCGTTTCTGCTCTTCGGAAGTCTGCTCCGGCTTCGCAACACGAAGCTTCTTGAACTCGGAGGCGAACAGGACTTCGACCCACTTGCCAGTCGAGTGTGCCGCGCGCGCCTCCGCGAACTCGCGCCGTTGCTCGGCATAGGGAATGTCTACGCCGTGGATAATCGCGGTCTTACCTGCCGCGTCGATTCCCAGCGTGATTGCTCGTCTCATAGTGTTACGATCTCACAAGGATTTTCAGTTTGTTGGTGTCACCGGCTGCGGCACCGAAGACAACATCGTAGGATGCCCAGGTGGTACGCGACGCATTCGAGAACCACGAGCACGCAAGCACGGTAAGTCCGAGTCCTTCGACTGTGGCAGTTTCCGTGACAATGCTAGAACCACTGCCGAACGAGACCGGAAGACCGCTAGCAACTGCGATCGCATCAGGATCACAGACAACGCCAACGGTATTGGCCACGGCGCCGGTCCAGTCGTTCTGCGCTACAACCATGTCGAAGCCGTAGGGCTTCAGGCCTTCGCGTCCAGGAATGTCACCGCTCGTAAGCCCGAAGTAGTTCACGTCCTTCGGCAGCAGGTATGCGAGATGTCCCCAATCGAGCACCAGATTTTTTCTCGGCCAGTTTTTGGCCAGCGCCAGAATCGCCGGCAGATCGTCGCGGTCGAAGCTGGCAGCCGCGCCGATAACAGTGACCCCACCGCCGTAGGTAGCAGTCGCAAGCAACGTGGTCCAAATGCTGGAGATTTTCTTGGCGAGATTGATGGTAGCTCCCTCGGCAAGAGTGGCCATGCGGAAGCCCTGATTCTGCGCGGCATTGTCCAGGTGGAAGCTCGCAGTGTACTGGTTCATAGTCACGCTGATTGGGTCAAGTTTGCTATCGCCAGACTCGAAGTTCGTCGCGTTAGTCTGAACCGTCGGACCGCTCGTGTGTTTCGCGACAACCACAGTTGCTCGCGGTCGAATCCGATCCAGTCCGAAGTCACGAGAGAAAGCAGCCAGAGGAGCGAGTTGCACTTGCGCGGTCTGGACGAACTGCTCGGCCAGGAACGCTGGGACCAGGGTAGTACTCAGAGTGTTCGCGTTCATCGGGTCATACCCACGAAGTCGATGAAGTTCCGGCAGGTGATTGCGCAGAAACTCGTAACGTTCGCGTGTGCCTTTCGGTTTCTTCTCCAAGTCGTTGAGAAGAGGATTTCCGATGTTCACAACGCCGCTCGGCTGTGGAGTCTGATTCTCTACCACCGGGAACGCCTTGAGGTTTTCGAGGAGTCCCTCGTTCTTCAGCACGTCCGGCAGCCACTTGGCAACGTCGATGCTGGGTCGCGTCGCGGCAATGTTGTGGAGCTGGTTCGTGATCCTGATTTTCCGCTCGGACTCAAGCGCCGTCCGCAGGCGCTCAAGTTCCGCGTTGTGATCAATCACGTTCACGGGTCTGATGTCCGGCTGAGGGTTAGGCCCCGCCGTGTTTGTTGGGTTATCCATAGGTTTCGGCTGGTTTGTGTTTTTCTTTTCCGTCTTGGCGGGGCTTAGTCCGCCGCCCGCTCCAGGCACACACTTGAAGCGGGAAAGGTTGAAGTTGTTAGGTTGCGCCGTGCTGTCTGTGACTTCATCCGCAAGCCCGATCTCGTGTGCTTCGATGCCATCCATCCAGGTTGTGGCACGCATGAGGTCACGCATCTTCTCTTTCGACTTGCCAGTCTTGTCAGCGTACATTTGCGCAACCCGGTCACTCTCATTGTCAAGTAACTCGGCCTGCTCGCGCATAGTCTCAGAGTCGCCGATTACGAAGCCTTGTGCGTCGTGAATCATCATGCGCGCGGTCTTCGGCATGACCACCTTGTTAGCCGCGCACGCAATCCAGCTTGCGGTGCTAGCCGCAAGCCCATCGACGTACGCAGTAACGTCGGGCTTGCGCGAAGCTACCGTGTTGTAAATCGCAAGCCCGTCGAACACGTAGCCGCCGGGAGAGTGTATGTGCAGGTCGATAGGGCCTTGTGGAATCGCGTCCCACGCTTCGAGAAACTCCTTCGGATCATTGCCGCTGCCATCCCAGTCCCGGCCAATCATTCCGTAAAGGAGGACTTTCGTGCTCTTTGCGCTGTTCGTGATTTCCCAAAACGGTTTCACTTCTTTTCCTCCTCTTCAGTGTCAGGCTTCTCCTCCTCTTCACTCGGAGCTTGCGCGGCCTGTTGCTTTCCGTTGATGTTCGCAATGTCACCAGGGTCGACACCGTACTCTGCCGCGAGCTCTTTGATGTAAGCAGCCTGCTCTGCTTTCCTGCGAAGCACCGTGCGCCAGTCGAGTCCCCTCGGTGAAAGGATAGTCTCCAGGTCGTCCGTTCCGGCCTGGAGACTTTGGAGGTTAGCCGACATAGTATAACCTATGTCAACGTTTACTCCTCTTGGCGGGAGCACATTCGCCGCCCAGTATTCGGTTGGCGCTCCGGATAGTTCCGGTGTGTTCCGAGCGACGGACATAACATAGCCGTAGATGTCACGACACGCATCGGCAATGACGCTTGAACGCTGGGCGAAGAAAGATGCAGCTAGGTCGAGGCTCCCGCGGTACACAGTCCCTTGCATACTGTCTGGGTCTACCATCACGTAGGGAATACCTACCCCAATGCAGATCGCTTTCGTGATGAGTTGCCAATGTTGGCGCTGTTGCTCTGTGGGTCGAGTTGCAATGAATTGCTTGATGTCTTCACCGTTCCCTAACGCAATGGCCATTGCGCCTGTCGCATCCTCGATTAAGTCCGTGGTTGTCTCGGTTGTCGCTGCGCCGCCCGCTGTGCTGTTGCTGCGAGTGACCTGTGACCTGCGGAATCGGAGCGGGTCGAATGTTCCGGTTGCATTCGTCTTCAGCACACCGAGAGTCCCGGCCAGCTTTGCAACCTGCATCTCAAGCTTCCATAAATCATCAAGATCATGGAGCGCGTTGAGAACAGGGGATAGAAACGAAGTCCCGCGATACTGTCCTGGACGCTGTGGCTCGAATAGGTGCCACACCCTTTCAGCGGGTACAACCTCGATTAGCTTGAGTCTTCCCGCGTCTTCCTCAGCGTGAACTGCGTATCCTGTCGGCCTCCCGTTCGAGTCAACGAATATCCCATCAATCCACTGCTTGTTTTTCTCCTGTCCGTCTGGCGTGCGGATCAGATGGCCCTCGATGATCTGCACCCTCGGCCCGACCCGGCCCATCGACTTCAACACGAATGTTTCGCCGTCGATGAACCATGTCCGCGCCATCAGGCCTTGCAGTGTGCCGAAGCTTTGCCTGCTCGTGGCATCCGGGAACTTGCACCATGTCTGCCACCAGTCACTGGCCCGCTTGTTCCATTCGTCATCCTCCGTTGAAGGCTGAACCACTAAGCCAGTGCCTACCGTGCCAGACTCGAAAATGTCAGCTAGCTTGTTGACGAGCCACGAGTTGCGCTCGTAATACCTAGCCTTCTGGGCGAGTGTCTGCCTTGACGCTGTTGAAATATCGAATCGCGCTGAAGTGTAGGTGGACTGAATCCTACTCCTGCGCGTCGAATACTGCGCAGCCTCGTACACGTTGCCAACGAGTAACCTGGCCAGCCAATGGCGGAGCGCGTTTACCATTGGTTCATCCCCGCGAATTCAACCGAATGCTGATAAACGTCCGGCAACCGGCCTGTCATTTCGGCAGCAATCTCGGCGTTGGTAGCCTCGTCGTCGTCGAGGTAGGTTATGCAAGTGTCGCACAACTCCAGAAGCCGTTGCCACATTTGGACGGCATCTTGTTGTGACATGCCAGCGGAAGCTGGATCAAAGAAGGAAGTGCTAACGCCGTTCATGCTGACGCTAGCAACTGACCGACCAGAGGATACGTCGCCGAAAGTAGAAGCAACCTTAGCAGCTAACCAAGTGCGCAACGCCCCAGCGCTGGCTTGCGACACCGCGTAGGTGACTGCCGCCCGGTAGGTTGATGCTGCTATTTGCGCCACGCGAATAAGGTACGCGTGGGCAACTAAACTAGTCTAGTGGTAGTTGTGGCAGTTGCGGCAGTTGCGGCAGTTACGGCAAGTCATCAATCAATCCCATAGCCCGTAGTGCTTCTATGACCTTCCCCTTGCGATACCGAACGAAGCGCAGGTTGAAGACTCGCCGCGCAGGCTTCAGCCCCCATCGCGTTTCATTGCGACGCACCTGGTCGACACTCACGTCGAGCAGTCGTGCAATGTCCTTGCGCGATAGGTTGTCACTCATGAATCCCCTGGCATTGTTGGCAGTAGACCGCACCACATTGCGAAGGCTAGCTGCATAACCTCGCAATCGAGCAGGTGGTTGGGCCACCGCTGGCTGCGCTTCGTCCACGTCCGAGTTGTCTTGCCTGTCTTTTTGCTCGGCTGTTGGTCCAGATATTCCGCGTCGAGGTGTTGCCAGTATTGCTCCGTGGCCACGTCCTTGGCTACAGCCCAGGTAACCCCGAGGTCCTTCGATTGCTCTGGATCGCGTAGCACCGACAACAGGTCCTTGAACCAGTCAGACGCAAACTCGAAAAGGACCATCTCCGCCTTGCCGCCGTCTGACGTGCCCGCAAAGGGATCGATGTAGCGCGTGAAGTACGGGGCTTGCGATTCGCTGCCGGCCTGCTTCCAGGTCTTGCGGCTAGGCATACCCTTGGCTGGGCACCAGCCCGTGCCGAAATGTTTGCCGCGCTCCTCAAGAAAAACGAATTCCGAGTAAGCCGCGCAACGGCGATACACCTCCGCGTCTGACCTAGCACCCCACCCGGAGTCAACCATCACAGCAGCGTCAGGCACACCCTCGGCGGTCTTGATGCTGTGCAGGTCCTCCCATGTCTCCGCGTGCCCAGCACGGATCGCGGTCGTCACAGTGCCGGCCTCCGTGCGTTCCCATGTTCGCACCACGTACCAGAAATGCGGGCTGCCATGCTGGCAGTCCACAGTCATGATCTTACTTGCCTCAGCCTTCGCCTCGGGCTTCGAGACTACAACCTCGACCCTCTGAGTCCGCATGTCCTGCCGCATGAATGGCTCTGATAGCGCGCCGTTGACGAAGCCGCGCAACCCAAGGAATGACTTCTTCGCACGGAGGAACGCGACAGCCAGCGCACCGA